CATTTCTTAAGGATCCGGTCAACTGCCGCGCCCCATTCTCGGAGCGCTGCGGGCTGATAACCCCGGACGTTACTAATCCAATTCGTTTGTTCAAAGGGTGCGAAACTTCTTTCGCTTTCTTCTTTTTTGTACCATTTTCCTGATTGTCCTAAGTCGGACGGCGCCCTAACCATTGTCGCGGTACCGCCACCAGATAGGACTTTGCGGTTGCCGCCGATTTGTACGGCCGGTACACGGTCGCGCTTGACTTTGACACTGTTCGCGATGACTTCGCCCCACGGGCCCGCGTAATACAGTGCGGCGTTTCGCCATGCCGGGGCCATGTGCCTATCGGCTATTTCCATGGATGATTGGCGGAGTTCGGCGCTTGCCTCTTTGGGTAAAGCTTTAAAAGCGCGTAGCACTTCGTTTAAGCCCTCGACGTAGGCTTCAACTATTGCCACTGCTGCTCAACTCCTCGACGAACGTTGCTAACAATCTAGGTTCCATCCTTGCCAACTCCTCAACGGGCCGGTGAAGGTGGAGCGCTAGTTGGACCATCAATCGCTCGACGGTCCCGCTTGGGTAGGGTCCGGCGTTTCCCCCTGCTCGGCCCAGATTTTTTCCTTCCGGGCCCAGCGGCTCACCTGTTCCATTTTCGTAGGCTCGACATCATGCTCGGCCATGTAGGCGACCACGGTGCAAAGATCCACAAGTTTGGGGCTGTTATTGCATAACCGATTTGCCAGCATTACATCAGCGGCTAGGCAGTCGACGCTAGTTGGTTCGGTTTGGTCCGGTCGTATGTAATTAACTTTTGGATACATGCGGTGTTTCCCCGTTCGCTAGTTGGTTAGGCGAATACTACGGAACCGGTAAGGCCCACGGAGCAGGTTGCGATCCCTGCGGCCTCGACGGTCATCTCTGCCGACTCGATCGACATTGTTGCACCGGTCCATGATCCGACGGCGGACGATACGACGACGGCGATGGTTGATGCGGCGGCGATAGCGGTCTGGATTGCGTCGTATAGGCCGGATGCTTCGTCGTACAAAAACTCGATGCTCATGGTCGAGTTAAGGTCCGTCTGATCGAACGCGACCGAGTCAAGTGTCTTTGTGCGCACAATCGTCGGTGTGGTGGTGACGGTGCCGGATGTTACTTGGCTTTCGTAGGCTACGGCGGGGGTTCCAAACTCCACGGTGAACGCGGCGCCCGCTACGCTGACTGCTGGCATAACTGTCTCTCTTTCTGTGTGCGGGCGTTGACCCGGTTACGGTGTGGCTTGCATCTGTACGGTAACGCTAATTTCCGTCGTGTAGACGGTTCCCTGTGCCCCGGTGTCGGCAAGTTGTGGCGGGCTGACTAGCTCGGCCACATATCCCGACGGTATTAAACCGAGGATCAGGTCGACCGCGTCCTCGATGTCGAGAGTTGCGGCTTCATTGTTTCGGGGACTAATTACTATTAGGACTTTCCAGCGGACCCGGTAGTTAAGGTTTGACCCTAGGCGCGTCGGTTGAATCCAAGGCGAATCCGGGATGACCACAATACACGGCGGTTTGGGTACTGCCGGGACCGTGGTGTAAACCTTGAGCCCTTGCCCGGTAAACGCGGTTACTAGTTCTTCCCGGGCTTCGGTGCTTAGGGCTGTCATCCGATCATCCCTTTAACGTTGAGGTATGGCCCAAGTAGGGACATAACTCGACGCGTAAGCCACACGCTGAGCCGGTAGGGGCCTGGGCTGAAATCTGTTGCCACGGCTTGCCCACCCGCTGCGGTACGAGCTTGAAAAATCTCGACTCCGACGGCGAGTGCTGCCTCTTTCACTGCTGGCGGCTCTGCCGTTAATGCTGCGGTGGTGATGAGAGTCCCGACAATGTCATCAGCTGCGGCGGCGACCTGATCGAGGGCGTCCTCGTAGGGTGCGGCGTAGTCGAGGTCTAGCGCGTCGGCTAGCTCTTGACCTGTTAGCAGTGACATGTCGGGACTCTCATCCTTTCCGGGGGGCCGGTATCTTTTTAGACGTTGGTTACGCGGACGATTCCGGCTGGCAAGAACGCCGCCGTAACCCCATATCCATAAATACTTATATCCCTGCCCAATTTTGCTACATTTTCTGCGGTAGCCAGCCTGGGGCCATCTTCGAGCCAGCGGGCCGCTTGGCCATTTGTGACGATTGCATTGTAGGCGGCGTTTGTGTCTAGGTACTTAGCGCGAATCACTGGCAGTCCCGACACGTTAACGCGCAGGGTGCTAGCGGTTGCGACACCGGAAACGTTTTGGACGGTGTACGGCTCTGGCTGGAATGTTGACCATCCACCGATAGCAACGAATACGGCCGTCGATACGAATACGGCTGATGCTGGGACGCCGGTGGCGTCTTCGCACGTTACGGAAGCCTCAAAAATTGCTTCGCGAAATGCTGCGCCTGTCGTGTCTGCCGCAAAATCGTAGTCCTGGAGTCCGGTGCCGTCGTCCCAAAGATCCGCGGTGAATTTACGGTCGGTAACTGTGGCGTATGAGGCCAGCATGATCCGGTTATGTGCGTCCAAGTAGCTAGGGCTGGAACGCTCTAGGAGCTGGTACGAGATGTCGGACCCGGCCGCGTAAGTTGCGAGTGTTGCAGTTCCCTTTTCAAGGTCGATTTGGACCGAGTTAACTTCGCCCTTTTCGTTTGCCTGCGCTTCAACAATGTCTGTCAACTGCCCATCAAAATACGGCCAGTTAATATCCATGCCAGCGGTCCCGGCGCCTTGTGGGCCACCGACGCCTTGGATAACTCGACGTCCAAGGTCAATAATTCCGCGGACTTCCTGCAAGAAATTTGGTGGCATTACGCCCGGGTTGTTGGCCGTAATCTGATCTGCAAGGGCGCGTGACTCAACTTCGCCGGCGTAAACTGCCTTCGAGTACTCACCAAATGAGCGGTAAGCGGCGAGGGGGTGTACGGGCTCGGACGTGAATGCGCGGGCCTCAATGCTTGCGACGGTTTCGCGAACTTGCGCGATCGCCTCGCGTGCTTCAGTGTCAACCGAGACAACCTCGGTCTCGACGATTGTCTCTGACATTGGTACTCCTTCATCTTCTCTAATTGCCGATACGCCTGCGGTGGCGTATGCGGGGTATGGGGTGAGGCTGACCTCAAGTAGGCCGGCGCTCATGTGCTGAACGGCGTCGCGCGTTTTAGTCCAGGCTGATTTAATCGGGTTAAACCCCACCGACAATCCTCGGCTAGCGCCGGTCCGGGCGAGCGTTGCGGCGTCGCGCCCGAGTGTGGTGTTGACGATATCGAAATCAATATAGAGGCCGTCCTCGCGGTTCTCGGCGCCGGTGATGATCCCGACGGGCTCGTTATGGCGGTACGCGAGCGGCTTTCCGATCACGTCCTCGACGTCGAACGCGTCACGGGCGAATGACTCGCGGACCCCGCCGATCTCAATTTCTACACCGTAGGGGACTGCGCGGCCGGTGCCGGTTCCGACGATATCGCCGTTAGCGTCCTCGCGCTGCTCAAAAATAAATTCGGTGTCTTGCGTTGTGGTTCTCATCATTCCCCCATAGGTAGGAGCGTGTAGGACATTACCCCGAGTGTGGGCAGGTCGAGGACTAGGCGGGCTTCTTCTTCGGTCAAAACGTTGAGCGGCATTAATTTTGTGATGAGGTCGGCAATCTGGTTCGGGTCGCCGCGTAAGAATGTGGTCGTATCGAATCGGACCGCGTGAGTGCGGGGAACGATATCGGGCATTGATAGGCGGCCGCTAATTAGATCCATGATCGGGCGCAAGCTTGTATCTAACAAAAGCCTATAAAGGTCAGTTCTATTTGAATAAGTTAAGCTCGAACCCGGTACACCGGCCCCGACCCATACCGGATCCAAATTGGCGAGGCGGGCGATAGCGGTCGCGCTTGCCATTTTGCCTTCGACTAGCTGCACGTCCCGGGCGCTGAAACCCATTGTCTGAGTGTCGATTGTGCTGTTGAGGTACGCGGTCGAGCGGGCTGCGCGTGCGTCTTCCCACGCTTCGAGGAGCGCGTCGACCTGATCGGCTGGAAGGTCGGCGCCGTTATTTTTTAGGACCACGGTCGGGATAGGTGACTCGGAATACATGAGCGTAGCGGCTTCAAGGGCGGCAGCGATATTAATTGCGGTCGCGCCATTCCTGAGCCAACCGCCGTTACCGTCACCATAGAACTTAATAACGTCTCGGGTCGGGATAACGTTCCCGAGGTAGTAGAACGGATCCGACGGGGGTTGCGTATTCGGATCAATGCCGGCGTTAGCTACGGTTAAATCGTTGACGTCCTCGACGCGCATAACCTCGATAGATGTCGGGAATCCATCCCACGACCGCTCGGTTACTCGCCAGTAGGCGCGGTCGAATAGAAGCAAGTCGGCAACGGTGCGTTGCATAACGGCGGCGTATGGCAAGAATCGACACGGGCAATTAAGAAAAGGTCGAGCGGCGATCGGGTCATCTCCGCGGTACTCGCGTAGGCCAAATGCGCTGATCGTGTGTGAATACGTTTTGAGGGCGTCAACAAATGCGGGCACCTGCATAGCTGTCGCGCGTGAAGTCTGGTAGGACTCGCGTAAATCGATAAGCCTAGCTAGTTGGTTCGCGCCGGACTCTCGGACGTGCGGGACCGGGCCCTCGGCTACTCGCGCTGCTGCTTGAGCGTTAAGTGCCTGGTCCCGCACGATCCTTAGTGAACGGGGAAACGCCACGCCCGTAGTCTAGGGCGCTTAGCACACGACGTCTGACGTCTGTGGTATTGCGCGGTTTATGCGTGTCGCCGCTTTGATGATCGGATCATGGCGAGGGGTTTCGGGGTTTTGCAGGCTTGCGCCATTGCGAATAGTGCGGCCCTAGCTGCATACACTCCGCCTCGACCCATCGGTGCGGTGAGTACCCATCCGCCTTGCCGGCGGCTGATCGTTGACGCGGCGAAATGTTCCTGGAGTATCTGGGATCCGTCGTGCCGGATTGCTCGGCGGTCGAATAGGTCTAGCAGGTTCTGTGTTGCGGCTACGGCCTC